TCAAACCGCAGTAACCGAAAAAAAGCCTACTGGCAAAAGGGCTGATCGTCGCAAGTCCTTTTGCCGTCGTATGAAAGGTATGAAAGCAAAACTAACCTCTGCAAAAACTGCAAGAGACCCAGATTCTAGAATTAATAAGGCTCTACGTCGCTGGAATTGTAACTAAAAAAATTACTTTACATTATGAACTCAAAGAGAGAATATGAATATGTCTAATGATGTTTATTTGGGCAATCCTTTGCTCAAAAAAGCAAATACTCCAATAGAATTTACAGAAGATCAAATTATTGAGTTTTTAAAGTGTAAGAAAGACCCTGTATATTTTTCTAAAAATTATATTAAAATTGTTTCTCTGGATCATGGTTTAGTTCCATTTGATTTATATCCATTTCAAGAAAAACTGATTAATAATTTTCACAAGAATAGATTTAATATTTGCAAGATGCCGCGTCAAACCGGTAAATCTACAACTGTTGTATCATATTTGTTACACTATGCAGTTTTTAACGATAATGTTAATATAGCTATTCTAGCAAACAAAGCATCTACAGCAAGAGATCTTCTTGGAAGATTGCAACTTGCATATGAAAATTTACCAAAGTGGATGCAACAAGGTATTATATCTTGGAATAAAGGATCTCTGGAATTAGAAAATGGATCCAAAATTTCATCTAACTCTACTTCGTCATCTGCTGTCCGAGGCGGATCCTATAATGTCATCTTTCTTGACGAATTCGCTTTCATTCCAAATCACATTGCTGATGACTTCTTTGCCTCTGTTTATCCCACTATTTCTTCTGGACAAAGCACGAAGGTAATTATTGTTTCAACGCCACGAGGTATGAACCACTTCTACCGTATGTGGCACGACGCTGAACGAGGCAAGAACGAATATGTAACTACTGATGTGCATTGGTCCGAAGTGCCTGGTAGAGACGCTACCTGGAGGGAGCAGACGATTGCTAACACAAGTGAGCAACAGTTCAAAGTTGAGTTTGAGTGTGAGTTTCTAGGTTCTACAAATACACTGATTAATTCAGCAAAGTTAAGAAACTTTGTTTATGAAGATCCAATTAAAAAAAATGCAGGATTAGACATATATGAAAATCCTACGGAAGAAAATAATTATTTAATTACAGTTGATGTTGCTCGTGGATTGGGTAATGACTATTCAGCATTTATTGTTTTTGATATTACTAACTTTCCATATAAAGTTGTAGCAAAATATCGAAATAATGAAATTAAACCAATGTTATTTCCCAGTATTATATACGAAGTTGCTAAAGGATACAATGACGCTTGGTTGTTGATTGAAGTTAACGATATTGGAGATCAAGTAGCAAACATTCTTCACTTTGACCTAGAATATGATAATGTTCTTATGTGTGCAATGAGAGGACGAGCAGGTCAAATAGTTGGTTCTGGATTTAGTGGAAAGAAATCTCAACTCGGTGTGAGAATGACTGCCGCAGTTAAAAAGTTAGGATGCTCTAACTTAAAGACTTTAATGGAAGATGATAAGTTATTGACTATTGATTATGACATCATATCAGAATTAACAACATTTGCACAGCGTCATAACTCATTTGAGGCTGAAGAGGGTTGTAATGATGACCTTGCGATGTGTCTTGTTATTTTCTCCTGGTTAGTTGCTCAAGATTACTTTAAAGAAATGACGGACAATGATGTTCGTAAAAGAATTTATGAGGAACAGAAAAATCAAATTGAACAAGATATGGCTCCATTTGGATTTATTTTAGATGGTGTTGATGAACATAGTTTTGTCGATATCGATGGTGATAGGTGGCATTTAGATGAATATGGAGACAGGTCATATATGTGGGAATATAGGTAATGGATTTAGATGACCAGATAAAAATAGAACACCTATTATTTTTTGATAGAAAATGTAGAGTGTGTGGAGAGGTAAAAAATTTAATAGATGATTTTTATTTAACTCGTAAAGATCGAGGAACATTTCCTTCAGCATATTCTTATGAGTGTAAAGAATGCACAAAAAATAGAATTTATAAAAATAAAAAGAAAGATAGTTTAATTAACTGGTCATATCCAGATTGGTAATTTTATTCACGCATTAATTCCCCATTGGAAATAATGTTTTTAATAAATATTTTTAGAATAATTCTGGACCTTTAGGAGAAATAAGATGCCACTAAATTTAGCATCTCCTGGAATTTTAGTTAGAGAAGTTGATCTAACAGTAGGTAGAGTTGATTCTGTCTCCGCGGCTATAGGAGCAATTGTCGGTCCTTTTGCAAAAGGACCAGTAGATACTCCAACTTTTGTGGAAAATGAGTCTGACCTGGTAAATCTTTTTGCTGAACCATATAGCACAGACAAACATTATGAAACTTGGATGGTTGCATCTTCATATTTAGCTTATGGTGGAAATTTAAGAGTAGTTAGATCTGATGATGATGATCTAAAAAATGCGTTTGTCGGCGTGTCTAGTATAAAAATTAAGAGTGAAGAACACTATAATCAATTAGGTTATGATGAAAATACTATTTCAGGCGTAACTTTTGCAGCAAGAAATCCAGGATCTTGGGCAAATGGAATTAAAGTTGCGATCATTGATTCAAAGGCAGACCAAATTTTAAGTGGTATTAGCACATCGGTTGCTTCAGGAATTACAACCATTCAAGTTGGTTACGGAGTTACGCAAGCAATTTCTACAACTCTTCCTGGCAATGGTTCAACTTCAAATCTTGATGGTCATTTAAAAGGAATCATTACAGAAATAAGTGGATCCAATATCTATGTTAAAGTTCTCGCTCATGTGTCTGCTGCAGGAACAGTAACTGAAGTTGATTATCAACCATCTGGTGTTTATGCATTTAGTTCTACAGGATCTGTTGCAATTCATACTTCAGGACAAAATACTGCAGTTGGCAGTACTTCGTATACTTCACAACTTGATTGGTTTGACCAACAAACTATTTCTCTTTCAAATAGCACTATTCCTTGGAATACCCTAGTTGATAGACCAGGAACCTCGGAATTTGCTGCTGCTAGAGATTCTAGATTTGATGAATTGCACATTGTTATTTTTGATGATGCTGGAACTATTACTGGAAACGCAGGAACTATACTTGAAAAGTATATTGCACTTTCAAAAGCAAAAGATTCTCAATACTCTGCGGGATCAACATCCTATTGGAGAAAATTTTTGGTAAATGCCTCACAATATGTTTTTGGTGGTTCAGCGCCAGTTGGAGTTGTAACAACAGGATTTAGTAGTGGATTTACTTTAGAGTCTGATATAGGTTGGGATCAAGAAACTCAAGGTATTACTTTTGCTGCAAATGGAGCATCTACTTATACTTTAGGTGGTGGCAAAAATTATGATGGTGGAGATAACATCACATTGCCAGGAGCTTTAACTTCAACATTAGCAAAACTTGCTGATGGTTATAGTTTATTTGAAAATACAGAAAACTATAGAATTGATTTCCTATTGATGGGTTCTGCAAATTATGCAAAAGAAACTGCACAAGCACTTGCAAATAAACTCATTTCTATTGCTGAAATAAGAAAAGATGCAGTGGCATTTATCTCTCCTCATAGACTTGCTTTTTTGAATGACGGAACAGTAGGAACTGTAACTGTCAATTCAGATTCATCAATCACTAATAATCTTGTTAGTTTTTACGCATCTGTAACTTCATCAACTTATGCTGTATTTGATAGTGGTTATAAGTACATGTATGATAGATTCAATGATACCTTTAGATATGTTCCACTTAATGGTGATATTGCTGGAACTTGTGCTAGAAATGATATCAATAATTTCCCTTGGTTCTCACCTGCAGGAACATCAAGAGGTGCAATTTTAAATGCGGTTAAACTCGCATACAATCCAAGCAAATCTCAAAGGGACGTTCTGTATTCAAACAGAATTAATCCAGTTATTTTCTCACCTGGTGCTGGTATTATTCTCTTTGGAGATAAGACTGGATTTGGTAAGTCATCGGCATTTGATAGAATCAATGTTCGTAGACTCTTTATCTATCTTGAAGATGGTATTTCTGCTGCTGCGAAAGACCAACTCTTTGAATTTAACGATGATGTTACTAGACAAAACTTTGTCAATATTATTGAGCCATTCCTCCGCGATGTTCAAGCAAAGCGTGGAATATTCGATTATGTAGTTGTTTGTGATGAAACAAACAATACTGCTGCTATTATTGATAGCAATGAATTTGTTGCTGATATCTATATCAAACCAGCAAGATCAATTAATTTTATTGGCTTGACTTTTATCGCTACAAGAACTGGTATTTCTTTTGAAGAAGTAATCGGCGTAATTTAATTAACCTAGAGGTATAAAACTATGGCCACTAAAAATCAACAAAACCCACCAGTATTTAAAAAGATTACTGATTTTAAAAGTAAATTAACTGGTGGTGGTGCTCGTTCTAATCTGTTTGAGGTTGAACTTTCTTTTCCACAAGCAGTTAAAGTTGACGGACTCAATGATATCTTAAATAAGGCAAGATTTCTTGTCAAAGCAGCAAATTTACCTGCCTCCAATGTAGCTCCTATCGAAATTCCCTTTAGAGGAAGGGTTTTTAAAGTTGCTG